CAGTAGTAGATTTTAATTGATTTGATTTTCTAGGCATTAATTATCGTAATCCAAAAGTATCTCTTGATTTTTTTTTATATTTTTAGTTGTTAATAAATTATAAATTATATAATCGTCCCAACTTTCTTTAACAAATAATTTGCAATTGTTTGACTTACTATGATTAACAAAACCTCCAAGAGGTGTTCTTACATAACCAAATATCATCGGAACTTTAATATGTGTTGAACCTAAATCAATACCCTTCTTTATATTTGTTCTTGCAAAAATGCCATGACCATCAATTTTACTTTTATCAATTTTTAAATTTTCAGGTAGGGGACTATAATAAAATCTATTCATTTTTAAATTAACCATATTGCAAATACAGTATCATTAGTTTTTCCAAAATTCTATAATATATTTACTTAGAAAAAAAAAAAATAAAAAAAAAATGCATATTTCACCTCAAAAATTTTAATTTTTCCTATTTTTTAGGAATTTTTCCTAAAACTTTCCTAAAACTTTTTGTATTTTTTCCTTGTTTTCTGCTATTTTTCCTAGTTTTCCCAAAATATAGTCCTATTTTACCTTTTTACTTTTTTATTTTTTTTGTAAGGAAGTGTATTATAGAAAACTGTCAAAAATCATGTATGATTAATTTATGGATTTATACTGGCTCGAGTTCCTTGCAGCGTGTACCGCTATCATTAGCATCTATGTCTATGGTAATGGTTCCTATTATGCACCAATCGTGGGTTTTGGTTCTCAGATTATTTGGATATGGTGGTGTATCGAGATGGAATTGACTACAATGTTTTTACTTTGCCTGGCGATGGTAATCACACATATAAGAAATTTAAAGGTCATGGGAACAGCTACAAAGCTTCAAGAATTATGGAATCGGTATAAGAAGTAGATGTATTATGGATTTCTTTTCTAAGCTCATCTAATCGTCTTCTAATTAATTTTTTCTGGTCAACCTTTATATCACAAAACAAAGCCTTATAGATTCTATTATATTCTGCCCACCGCACTTGTTTTTTAGTAAAGGTAATAACTTTACGTTTTAGAGCACTAATATAATGTTCTTTCATTTCTTCAGGGTCTAGTAGTGCCCATTCACAAACTTCTCTATAGTCCCGTGATTCTTGGAGAATCCAATTATGAGCTTCAATCTTTTGCACTGATGATTTTCTATCGGACAGTGTTATCATTGTATCATCAAAAGCGTTTATAACGACAGCACGCCACAATTTATGTTCAGGATTCAGTTTCTTATCGATTACGGACCGAGTAAAACTAAGTCCCATTAATTTATACAGATAAGGAGATGAGCTCATTAGTGAGCAAAATTTTTTACTAACTCCCTCAAAATCTTTTTATAATTAGCTAGAATGCTTTTATCTGTTTTTTTTGTAGCTCGTAATTTTAGATAGTCGACATATAAACTTTCGATTAACTCATGCCTTTCGTCAGGTGACATACCATTCGGGTCAACCAGAAAGGCTACCTCCTCATGCTCAAGAAGATTCTCCCATTGAAATTTATTACTAGACATAACCATAGTATACCTCAGTCAAAAACTACTTACTATTCACACTCTTTACTTTTTTTTATAGATTGTGGGGTCGTAGCCGTTTAAATTATAGTTAAAATTATTATTGTCTCGTTGATATCTGATGTTCTTCGATTTGAATGTGGGCAGTTGACTATCGCAATTGGGACAAACAAATCGAAGATTTTCAAGCCTATTATCTTTTTTTACCCCATTTATGTGGTCAAGTACAAGCGATAAATTTTTTTTATTCCATTCACCTTTATTTCCACAGACCTGACATTCGTAAGGAAGCAGTTTTTCTTGAATGATTCTATTCTTTAAATGCGTATAATTTTTATAGCTTGAGTTTTCGACAAACAGCTTTTCGTTAGGTATTCGTGTGTATTTATTAGCCAAACGCTTTCTCCCATTTGTATAGGATAAAGGTTCGTGGTTCATGTGTCTAGGTCAGTGTCTTTTGATTTTTTTAAAAACAATACTGCAATAAGGACATCTAACCTCGTCAACTCCTTCAAGTGACAAGTAAATAAGAGGATGACCTCCTGAGTCTTCACCCCTGCAACATACTGTTTTTTCATTAAAGACTTCTATTATTTTCATAACTTTGTTCGAGCTCCTGAGTGACCTGAGCCACCACAGGCATTACAAACATAAGTCGTATCTATTTCTTTATCTTTGAATCTGTCAGGACGGATATAACCATTGCCGTGACATTCTTCACAAACTTCATAAACTAAAATTCTTTTTTTTAAATTCATTGTTGCTCCTTCATCAGTTTTTCATTTTCTCTCTCCCATATTCTTTTTCTATATTCACCATTTCTACAACTTACATTACAATATGACTTACCTTGTTTTTTCCATTTTCCATTATAACCACCCCATGTTTCGGTGTGTAGTAATACTTTGAAGTTTTGTCCACAAAATTGGCACTCTTTAGTAAAATAAACTGATTCAAGTTTCTCCTGTACTAATTTAAGTTTTATTTTTAGGTCATTAGTTTTTTTTATTGCATCTTCACGAGATACAAATCTTATTTTTTTACTTTTTCTTTTTCGCTCTAATGTTTTGCTCGTATAAGTTTTCATTTTTCCCCCTTAATTTTGTTTGCAGTTTATTTACCTTTTTTTGTAATTCTTCTAATTTTTTTAAATCTTCTTTTTTAGTATATTTTGAATAATATCTAAAATAACTCCAAGGTCTTGATTCCAATGTATGATTAAGACAATATTGAATTAACTCTATTTCTGTTTTATTCAAATTCATTGTTGCTCCTTCATCAGTTTTTCATCTTCTCTCTGCCATAATTTTTTATCATTTAACTCTCCATAGTCATTATATTTCCAGCAAATTTCTAAATAATGTTTTTTTATATAAGATAAATCTTTAAAATCATATTCGTGTTTTTTATACCGAACAATTATTCCTAACTCGTGTTGACAGTATAATTCTTTGAAAAGTGACCTATTTACATAACCTTTTGGTATTTTATTTTTGGGCACTTTTATTTTTTTATATTCTTCTAATGACACAAATTTTAATTTTTTCTTGGTTCCTCCCTTAAACCAAGGAATCTGTTTTTTGGATTTATTTTTCATTCTTTTTCTTTCGTTACACAGTGTTGTTTATATTTTGTATAACCACCAGGTAAAGTTAACGCAGGATTTTTTGGGTCTGCTTTCGACCATCCTTTGTCAACCCATACACAGGTGTATTCTCTTTCATTATTTTTTCTTTGTACAAAAAAATCGGCATTACTCCAAGTGTATATATTAATTATTAGTCCTACAATTAATGTTTCCATCCTTACTCCTTATCTTTTATTTGTTCCCATTTATTAAGTTTATATTTTTTAAACCAAATAATAGGGTCATTGCATTTAGCTGCTTTCACTGTTTTATTTGGATTTTTTTTTTCAAAATCTTTAACAATTTTTGTTATGGCTGTCTCACAATTTTTATATTTAAAATTGGAAAAATGTTTCATGTATAATTTATTGTTCAACTCGAACCAAAATGTCACTATAAAAAAATTAAACATCTATGCCTAAATTTTTTCTGGCGTTTTGTCTTATGATAAAAGTTTTTTCGTCATAACATCCCCATCCTTGAATATCGATGTCATTTTCTTGCTCATACATTTCAACTTTGTCCCATATGTCATCAACAATGCAAGCTGGAACTTCACCATAAACAATTTCTTCACCGCTATAAAGAAACAATATTAAAATCCATTTCATTTTATCTCCCTACAGAAAACTCTAAAATGGTCTTCAAAATTATTACATTTAGTCACCACAAGTGCTTTCATTTTATGACCACCATATTCAAAAGTCGTATCTGTTCTTACAGGAATTTTTGTGGGTATAGAAACATAGATACCTTTTTCATAATCTTCGTGAGGCTCTTCATCGTCTCTATAACCTGTAGCATAATTTTTATTATCAATGTAAACTAAAAATTCTGCCCATCTAGGTTTAGTCTCTGGCATTAGATTTTTTTCCTTTTTCTAAAAGATGTTCTGAAAAGGCTTCATAACTTGTGCCCTCTTTTTTTGCTTGATAACGAATTGTTTCATCAATCATTTTGCTAATCATATTATTAGGTCTTCTATATTTTACTGAGCATAAACCTTTTAATTTGTAATAACAATCTTTTCGTATAGCAACTGTGTGCCATTTTGTAGTATCCATATTTTTTTTCCTTATTTTAAATTAATATCAATTATAAATATATATGTTTAAATGTGATAGTGCAAGCTAATTGACATCTTTTATAATCTTTTTTATACTTTATTATGAAAGGAAGTGAAAATGGCAATAGCGGAATTATTACATGCCAAGATGTCTTTAGAATCCAAGTGGAATGCCATGTATACTGAAAGTGGTGTTTACTCCATTGAGATGAAAGATATCGAGAAAAAAATTGAAGCTATAAAGCAAGCTTTGGTACTAGCCGATATAAGAGAAGCAAAAGCGAAATACTAACTCGCTTCACCAAAGTCTTTGCCTAACGCAACATCTACTACACTTGGAACTCTTAGTTTCACGCCATCCTCCATCACTGTCTTTATTTTCTGAGCATGCTCCTCAGAAGAAACATTAAAACATAATTCATCATGAATTTGTAAAAGAGCCAAATCACCTTGCTCATAACAATCAACAATAGCTTTTTTTGTTTGGTCAGCTCCTGAACCCTGAATTAATCTATTTAAAGCTTTATATGTAAAAGCTCTTTTTATGTTGCTGGCACCATATTTTGCTGAGGCATTTTCAAATTTCTCAGGAGTGTGAATACCAAAATCTTTTGTCTCCCACATATCAAAACGACATTTCCGTCCTAGTTTAGTTCGTATGACTCCTTCACTGTTAGCTTTCTTCATACATCTGTCTGATAATAATTTTACAAAAGGTGCTTTGCGATTAAACTTAGCAATGAGTGCACTAGCTTCATCAAAACCTAAACCCAACATGTTAGCTAATTTATTTTTTCCCATACCATACATCAAACCGAGACCAATCGTTTTTGCTTGTTTCCTATCTATACCGACTAAGTCAGCTACAGTTTGATGGAAGTCGGCATCAGCTTTTGTGTAAGCCTCAACAAGTTCTTGTGACCCTTCATAACCCTCACCGATACTTGAAGCATAATGCACCACCAAACGAGGTTCTTGTTGAGAATAATCAAAAGAACCCCATTGGTAGTTCTCTTCAGGAAGGAAAAGTCCTCTAATTATAGGTCCAAACTCTTTATTTCGTGCAGGTAATTGTTGCAAGTTGGGACTTGACATACTAAGTCTTCCACTAACAGTGCCTCCTGTATCAGAACGTAATTGATTTATTTCGGCATGTATTCTACCTTTATGTTCAAACTTCATTATTGAATTTAAAAATGTATTATGAAATTTATTTATCTCTCTGGCTCGTACAATTAATTTAGAAATTTCATGGTCAGAATTTATTAACCAATTTTGTGTAAAACTGGGTTCTCCACTTTTAGCTGTCTTAGGATATGTAATACCTAATTTATCAAAACCAAAAGCAATTTGTCTTGCTGCCCAAATATCTATATCTTTTCCAACAAGTTTTTTTATTTTAAGTAAAGTATCTTTTTCTTTTTCGATAAACTTTTTTTGTAAAGCAGATGCTTTTTCAACATCAACTCGAATACCTTTTTTTCTCATCTTAATTAATATTGGCAACAAACGTCTTTCGAGGTTCCAAACAGTTTCTAAACTTTGTGAGTGTATTTCATGTTTAAATCTTTGCCATAAAAGGTACGTGAGCCGTGCATCTTGTTCAGCGTAGTATCCAACATGTTCTGCTGGCAACATCCACATCTCGGCTTTAGGGTCAACACCATGAGCCTGAGCTGCTTCATTTAAATCGGTTTCTGCTTTTAACTCTCCTAAATAATCTTTTGCCAAAGCGTTTAATTTATAAGTGTATCTATTTTCATCAATCAAGGCTCCTGCAATCATAGTATCGACAATCTCTCCTTTAACCTCGATACCATAGGCGTTGAGCCATCCGACATCATACTGAGCATTATGAAAAATTTTTCGGCAAGACAATGCACAAATATCATTCATATATCGCAACACTTGCTCTTTAATTAAATTACCTCCACCGAAATGACCGAAAGGATAATAACCTTGCCATCCCTCTGTAGCGATAGCAAATCCAATTATCTCTCCTTGGTTTGTTGCCCAACCCGCTCCAAGTCCATTGTTAATGCCCTCATCTTTGGTCTCTAAGTCTATCGCAATTTCTTTAGCGTCAGATAAATCTTTATACTCACTTGGAGCTGACCAAATATGTTTTTTAAAATTAAATGTAAGTTGTAGGCTAGTCATAGTCTCGTTCTTTAATCATTTCTAAATAGTGAATAGCTTTCTCAATATCTTTTTTTCCACCACCACCTTCTTGATTATGTCTTGATGTATATTTGATAACATTACCTTCAGGAAATTTTAGATTATTTACTAATATAAATTGACCAGGTTGTATGAGAAAATTTTTGTAATGCTTGCTACCTTTTTTCCAGACATCATCCTCAACAACTGTATCGTAAAAATTTTTCCATAAATTACCAAACTTGTCTACATCTTCAGAATCAAGTTGATGTTTATACTTCTTAAAAAAACGTGACAGCATGTTTGAAATATCACTTTTCATAATAATCCTTTTCTATTTCCTCCAATAAATCTTCAAAGCGTAATTCATTTTTATCCTCTAAAAATTCAATAGTTAGAACCATTCTAATTCCGTTATAATTTAAAACCATATGGTCTTGTTGGTTGTTAAGTAAAAACCTACTACCAGGAAAATATTGTAGCTCAATAATAGGATGGTTTACGTCAAACTCTTTTCTAAAAAAAGTGTATGAAGTATTAGGTGTATTAATCAGGCAGTTTACTGTAGTGCCTCTATTTGAATCTTTATGCCAATTATACATAGTCTGATGTTCCATTTTTAAAACACCAGCTTTATAAGGATGTCTCTTGTACAACCAATTATAAAAATGGTCTTTAAATAAAATTTCTTTTTCAATCGGACATGCCAAAAAATTAAAGTAGCTAACCCATTCAGTTTCAGGGTTAAAAATTACATCATGTAATTCAGGACTGTAGAATTGACCGACTTGAAGTTCTTGAAAAAAAGGTTTCATTATTGCTCCTGTAAATATATTAAATAATCTTTTCCGATGGGATAATTAAATCGAAAATCAGTTGATAAAATATGCAAAGTATCTTTAGCTCTTGTGACCGCTGTATAATAAACTCTTTTCTCATCTGACTTTTCTTCTTTACTTTTTTTATCATAGGTCGATGCATAATTAGTTTTTGAATAAATCAAAACATTATTAGCTTCACCACCTTTAACCGAGTGTATTGTATCAATAATTATATTAGGTTCATTTGACAATATTTTTTGACCATAATTTTTTAACAATTGAACAAAATAGTTCACCTGATTATCTTTAAAATTTCTTTTCAAAACCTCCCACCAATTTTTTTTTAAATAAGAATCATCCATGTCTAATCCACACCACTCTCTTAAATCTTTCAAATCGAACACTTGAGTTTCAGGTATGTTTTGCCAAAATTTTTGTGTCCTAAAATTAAAATCCTTTAGTTCTCTCAAGTATTTATACATATTTTCTGCACTATTCCTACTAATTTTTTTATTATTAGTTATCCTTGTCCAAGCTTTAATAGCTTCCCACTGCTTCACATCAAAACTTTTATTACCCTTATTATCAGAAAAATATAAACCAACATCTTTCGCACACATTCTTAATTCATTTACAGTCGAATGAATTCTACCTAGAATATACCAAGTGCCTTCCAATCTATGAAAAGGTATTTCGCTAAAATTAAGATATCTTTTTACACTACCTTTTTTGGGTAAGCAGTCATATTCTTTCTCGACACTATCAAAAATTCCTCGTCTGATGATTTGAGAAAAACGATAAATCTCTTCACCAAACCTTCGTGTTTGTCTTAAAATAACTTTGCGACCAGGAAAGTATGTAGTAAAATATTTTGGGTCTGCTCCATTCCATTTGTATATACCTTGGTCATCATCACCTGCTAAATAAATCTTTTTTACATTGTCTGCCATTTTATAAATCACTGACCATTGCAAAGGTGTAAAATCTTGAGCTTCATCTAAAATTAAAATTTCAAGTGGAGGAAAGTCTACTTCATCAATTGACCTCTCAATCATATCTGTAAAATCTATAAATGAATCTTTTTTATAATGCTTGTATGTGTCAATCTTTCTTAGAAAAATTTCAAGACTATCTTTTTTATAACTTTCTTTTTTATAAACTAGTTGAGGTTCTTGGAGCGTGTTTCGTGCTTTGTCATACACGCCTAATGACCAATCTTTATAATGAAAATTATCATCAGACAAACGATTATCGGATGTTTTTATTATCTTAGCTTGCAAAGCATAATCGAGCATACAGTTCTTAGGGTCAAAAACCTCCTCTTCAAAGTAACGCCTGCAATATTTATGAAGCGTTTTAAATCGTTGAAAGTCATCTGTGGTGTATTGTGTAAAAGTTGCCAAGGCTCTGTCTCTCGCTGTATCCACTGCCTTGTTTGTAAATGAAATAAAAGCAATGTCTTTTGGGTGTATGCCTCTGGCTAAATGTTTCTTTAAAATTCTTTCAATTAAAGTATGTGTTTTGCCAGTGCCAGGAGGACCGAAAATCTTTACTGTTTTTCTATATAAGTTCTTATGCTTTTGTATCCCTGAACTTGTCATGATGTTCTTCATCCATTTCTGTAGATTTTTTATCTTTAGGTTTTATACTTTGATGACTCACAAAATCAGGCATATCAACAAACCATACATTTTTTTCACCTTCTTTATAATCGGCTCTTTTACATCCTAACATTCGTAAAGCGTCAGCTGTGGTGTTGAATGTTCGAGCTGCATTCTTTTTCAAAAATCTATCAAGAGTCAGTTTTTTAAAATAGCAGGTATTTGTTTTTGAATCTAAGACCACATAGCCATCTTTTAATTTTTCAAACTTATCCTGTTCAATATGTGATTCGAAAAAATCTTTCAGGACGGAATAACGTTCCTCTTCTACAGTGTCGGTGTATTGATGGTCTGTAGATTCTTCTGATTTATCGACAATAGTTTTCATAAGTAATTCAAAAGGACTAGGACCTTTTCTTGGTTTTGGTAGAGTCAACCAATATACTCTGTGTCGAAGTAGCTTTACTCTAAATGCTTTTTCATCTTTCATGTCTTCGGGAGTTACACTAATTCTCTGACCCTTATAATCAAACTCATACCAAATGTTTTTTGTGTCTTGTATGTAATTAATGTTTTCAAAAAACTCTATAATCTCAGGAACAGCTTCACCGATACCTAAGCGTCTTGTTTTACATAATTCTTTATTACAAATCGGATTATACTCAGGATGTTTTGGTGGGCATTGGAATTCATAACCACCTTTATGCACTGACTTTGTTAATTGAGATACTTCATTTTTTCCTAAAGGTTTTGTAAAAATATTGGTGTTTCTGTGTTGAGCAATCTCCTCTAGTTGTTGTAATGTTAAAGTAGAATTCTTTTTCATCTCAAGCACAAGTACGTTAAATAAAAAATTGTTTCTGTTATTACCGCTCCATCCTTCTTGAATTAATTTTTGCACACAGGGTGGATAATGTTTCCATTCACTTTCTGCTTCATATTCTTCAACTTTCAATTCAAAAAATTTGCTGGGTTCAATCATTTGTTTTTTAGCAAGTTGAATAAATCTACCAATCATTACAGGTGTGTTGTTTTCATCAAAAGCAAATTCCATAGAAGCGTTCATATTATGATAAGGCATGTTGACTGCTTTATTACATGGAAAAATTTCTTGAGCTAAAAAATATTGCTCGTTTATCTCAGATAATTTATCAGTGACTTTTTTTACATCAGCCATTTCTGTAAAAAAAATAAAAATATGTAAGCCACCTGATTTTGATTTTACGGGAACAAAAGGTAGTTTATATTTTTTGATTATTTGTACATACTTTTTTTCTGAATAATCTTTGTAATTATTAGGGTCAACATCAATGCATGCCCATTTACATTTATTGTCGATTTCGGGTTTCAATCCTAATCTTATTTTACCATCAAGGTGCTGACTCCAAACATCAGCCGTTACTGGTTCGTGAATCGTGGCGTAGTGAGCTTGTTTCTTGCCTCTCTCATCGTCCTCCCCCGTAAGGGAGGACTTGAGGTAGCGAGAATTGTCACTAGTAAACAATTCAAGAAGTTGTTCCTTCATTAGAAAGGAACATCTGAATTAGCATCAGCTTGTTGAGCTGGTTGCTGAACAGATTCTGTGCTTGTTTTTTTATTTTCTTCTTCAAATGCAACAGTCCCGAAAATATCAGAAGTCTTCGCACTTTTATAAAAAGCATTTAACACTTCTAAAGTATTAAGGTTGCTGTCAGGACTTAACATTTTATCAAATTCAACGACCCATCCATACCATGAGTTTTGAGAATTTGATTCTTTGGTAGTTGTTAATTTATACACTTGGCTCCAAGAAGGTGGACAGAAAAATCCATTAGACCCTTTAACTCTTCTTGATTGTAGCATTGAATTCCACAACTTAGATTTCTTTTTTTGTGTGGACTTCATCGTAATCAATGCGGTTTCGACAGGTGCATAATTTTTATCAAGTATGTAAACAAAATGATTACCTGTATCTTCAACATAATTACCATTTTCTAGTCTGTCTTTTCCATCATCAGAACGAGATGTTTTTCTCATGATTTCATAGTCTCTATGAATAGCAATAGGTCTTCCAGGTGAATCACCTCTATCTTTCCATTCATTAAAAGTATTCACATATAAGCAAGGTACTACTAAGACACCTTCTTTACCTTTATATAAATTGCCAGTGATTTCATTATAAATATCACCTTGTCTTGCTTTATCATTAAACTTACCATCACTCTCATCGAGGACTGGTGAATTGGAATAAAGTATTTTTAAAATTGGTAATTTAGTGTCACGAGCTGTAACAAATTCATTACCTTGGTCGGCATGTTCTTCAAGATTAAATTTTTGAGGAACGTTATTTTTTTTTTCTGTAACTTGGTTCATGATTACTCCTTCGTTTTAATTGATGTTTGGTTAGTTACAAATATTGAAAACAAATCAGTTGGAACATTTTGACCCTTTTGTAATTTTTCTCTTACAAAAGCTTTCAATGTGTTCGGTTCAACTTTTTCGTTTTGGCTGACATTGTATCCTTGTTCTTGTAAATTTTCAAAAAGTTTTTTAGCATCGCTATCTTCTGCTCTACCAAAATTCAAAGACACAATATTTTTAATCAGGTCACCTGCACCATTTTCTCTAAGCCATTCAAACGCTTCTTGCTTTCGAGAATCACTTGGCATGCGAGCTGAATAAATTGGTTTTACTTCAACAGTTGAACCATCAGATAATTTTAACATGGTCACACCTGCCTCTGCCATAGCCTTCGGAATTTCATTTGACGCTAAAATTTTTTCGTCTTTCTTTAAACGAGAAAGATTTTCTTCGCATTTTTCAATTTGTTTCCGAGTGGCTAATAACTCATTGCACTTATCAGCTATGTCAACTGTAAGGCTTGTATCTACATTTACTGTAGCTTCTTTTTCTAAGTCCATAAGCACTCCTTATTTTTAAAAGTTATACCTACACTTACATCAGATAATTATTTCCGTCAAGAAAAAATGTGATAAGCAATTAATTAAAAAAATATATTAAGAAATAAAACAGTAAAATCAATGACTTATAAAAAAAATAAAAAAAGGCTTGTATCACATCTTAAAGCTGTTAAGATATTAATGTGGGATAATGAAATTTCACACTTACACGGAGAAAAAAATGAAACTTACTTATACACAAAAAGAACTTAATTCAGTGCTTGATGAAATTCTTAATCTTATGAAAACTGAAGGCACTAATTGGGTCAAAGGTTGGTCATCAAAAATTGCAAGTGGCTTTCCTGTTAATGCAAAAACTAAAAAAACTTATCAAGGTATGAATGTACTTACTTTGTCTTTGACTGCTTACAAAGAAGGTTATACTTCTAACGAGTGGGCAACATACAACCAATGGAAATCTATTAATGAAGATTTCAAAATTAAAAAAGGTGCTGTCACTATTTTCTTTTGGGGTCAGAAAGATGTCGAGTCAGAAATTCTTGATGACAATGGTAAGCCAAAAAGAAAAACAGTTTGGTTTTTAAAAGCAAGTAAAGTTTTTAATGCCGATTTAGTTGAAGGCTATCAACCAAAAAAAGTTGAGACTGTTAAGAAAACACCTTTACAAATTTCTGAGTCTTTTAACTCTTTTGTCAAAAATACAAACGCTGATATTAGACATCTTGGTGGTCGTGCTTTTTATCATACAACTGCCGACTATATTCAAGTGCCAAATGTAAGCGATTTCCATACAGCCGAAGATTATTACGGAACTGTTTTACATGAATTGGTTCATTGGACAGGACATAAAAATCGTTTGGAAAGAAATTTCAAATCTGACAAAGAGAGTTATGCTTTTGAAGAATTAGTAGCTGAGACAGGTTCTGCATTATTAATGAGTGTTTTAGGTCTATCACCAAGACCAAGAAAAGACCATGCTCAATATCTTAATGGTTGGATGAAAGCAATCAAGAATGAACCTAAAGCAATCTTTAAAGCTTTCTCAAAAGCAACTCAAGCTCTAGACTTTATATTAAACCTACAAGAAAAAAAGGAGGTGGCGTAATTTATTTATGAGCCGAAGGGGACACGGCTAAAGTTGTCCCCAACTTTTACGGAGAAAAAAATGTATAAAATTGAAAACAACATACCATTACCTAATCGAACTAAGTTTTGGTTTTTAAACCAATTAAAGATTGGTCAATCTTTTGTTGCTCCAATAAATGGTTCAGCAGGGAAAACTCAAAATTTGTGGCAATCACGATTTAGAGTTAGAAATATGAAAGCCACTACACAAAAGATTGATGAAAACAACATTAGAGTATGGAGGATAAAATGACTAAAATCAGATTGACAGAAACTTTTAAACAAAGACTTTGTTCAGATATATATCTGCATATTAAAAATGGTCACAATACTTTTTATAAATTAAAAAAAGTATTGGCTAAGGAAAAT